GCAGTATGTTCCTGAAACTGGTTGAACGCTACAGCCATAGAGCAAACTGGCGGGGTTATACCTATGTGGATGAAATGCGTGGTGCGGCACTGCTACAGTTGAGCTATGCTGGACTCAAGTTTGATGAAAGCAAATCAGACAATCCGTTTGCCTACTACACTGCGGCAGTGAACAACAGTTTTACCCGTGTGCTCAACCTGGAAAAACGCAACCAGGGCATACGTGATGACATCCTGATTGACAGTGGGCACTTGCCCAGCTGGGGTCGTCAGATCAAACACGAAGATGAAATGCGCAGGCTTCGTGATGATCTGGAATCTGGAGCCACTGGAACAGACAGTTACGATAACTCATGAGCCAGCTATTTCAGAAAGCCGCGTGCTTCACTGACATTCATCTGGGTCTCAAACAGAACAGCAGGATGCACCTGGAGGACTGTGACCGGTTCATTGACTGGTTCATTGCAGAAAGCAAAACACGTGATTGTGAAACCTGCATCTTCCTGGGTGACTGGAATCATCATCGTGCCAGCATCAGTGTTACCACCATGAACACTGGCATCAGGAATCTCAAAAAGCTCAATGAGGCATTTGAGCGGGTCTATTTTATAGTGGGCAACCACGATCTGTTCTACAAGGACCGGCGTGACCTCAACAGCATCGAGTTTGCCAGAGATCTGGAAAACTTTGTGTTTGTGGATGAAATCTTTGAGCAGGATGGTGTAGCACTGATACCCTGGTTGGTGGGCGATGAATGGAAAAAAGTTCGCAAGATCAAATGTCGCTACATGTTTGGACATTTTGAACTGCCACACTTCATGATGAACGCACTGGTGGAGATGCCTGACCATGGCGGCATCAGCTCAGAGCATCTGGGTGCACCAGAGTATGTGTTTAGTGGACACTTCCACAAACGTCAATACAAAGACAACATTCACTACATTGGCAATGCGTTCCCACACAACTATGCAGATGTAGGCGATGATGAACGTGGTGCTATGTTCCTGGACTGGGATGGTGAACCGCAGTATGTGAACTGGGCAGAGTGTCCCAAGTATCGTGTGCTCAAACTGAGCACACTGATTGATCGTCATCATGAACTGCTGGATCAATACACACATGCCCGTGTTAAACTGGACATTGGTATCAGCTATGAAGAGGCCAGCTTTATTCGTGAAAAGTTTGCAGAGCAATACAGCGTGCGAGAGTTGCATCTGATTCCCATCAAGGAAGAAGAAGAACAACAGGGTGTGGATGTGAGCTTTGAGAGTGTGGATCAGATTGTGATGCAGCAACTGGAAACTGTGGAAAGCAACACAGTTGATCCGCAAAAACTGATTACTATCTACAGAGGCCTGGAAATCTAGTATGCTTCGTATAAAAAATGTTAGTGCCAGAAACTTCATGAGTGTGGGTGCACAGACACAGGCTGTGAACTTTGACAACAGCCAGCTTACCCTGGTGCTGGGTCACAACTTGGACCTGGGTGGTGACGGCAGTCGCAATGGCACAGGCAAGACCACCATCATTAACGCACTCAGTTATGGATTGTATGGCGAAGCACTAACCAGTATCAAGCGCAACAATCTCATAAACAAGACCAACGGCAAAGGCATGATGGTCACTGTGGACTTTGAGATTGATGGTGTGGACTATCGCATCGAGCGTGGCAGGTCCCCCAACATACTCAGGCTGTTCATCAACGGTGTGGAAAAGAAAGATGATGAAGCACAGGGCGACAGCCGTGAAACACAGAAAGACATTGAGAAGATTGTGGGCTTTCCACACAACATGTTCAAGCACATTGTGGCACTAAACACCTACACTGAACCTTTTCTCAGCATGAAAGCAGCAGATCAACGAGACATGATCGAACAGTTGCTGGGCATCACTGACCTCAGTGCCAAAGCTGAAGTGCTCAAAGAACAGCTCAAGCGCACACGTGATGAAATCAAAGAAGAAGAAGTTCGCATTGCGGCTGTGGAAGCCAGCAACAAGCGCATTGAACAAAATATCCGTGAGATTGAAACACGTAGCACTGCTTGGAAACGTTCTCAGCAGGAAAAGCTCGAGGGATTGGCTGAAGCAATCACTGAACTGGAGAAGCTGGATGTGGAAGCTGAAATTGCCACACACCGGCGCAACACTGAAATCACAGAGCAATCAGACTTGCGATCAGCACTGGTCAAAGAGATAGCTAGCACGCAGAACATTGTGGATCGCAGTGTGGCTCGCATCACAGAACTGGAAGTTGATCTGAAGTCAGCGCAGGATGGCAGTTGTCCTGCATGTGGTCAGGGCACTGCGCATCTGGAAACACATGCTGAATACACACAGAAAGTCCAGGAAAAACTGGACTCGGAACGCACACATCATCAGGAAAACACCACATTGTTGTCTGAGTTGCAATCGGCACTGCCAGAACAAGTAACTGACACTGTGCAAAAAACTTTTTATAGCAGTGTGGAGCAGGCATACGAGCACAAGCACAATCTGGAATCACTGATGAGTCAGCTGGAAGAGAAAAACCAGGATCAGAATCCCTATGTGGAACAGATTGAAGGTTTGCGTGCCACTGCTCTGGAAGAAATCAGTTTTGATGAAATCAATCGGCTTACTGAGCTCAGAGATCATCAAGATTTCCTCTACAAACTGCTTACCAGCAAAGACTCGTTTATCCGCAAAAAGATCATCGATCAGAACATTGCCTATCTGAATCAGCGACTGGCATACTATCTGGACAAACTGGGCTTGCCACATGAAGTCAGATTTGGTTCAGACCTGGAAGTGGAGATCACTGAATATGGCAGGGACTTGGACTTTGACAACCTGAGCCGTGGTGAGAGAAACCGTCTGATACTGGGGCTGAGCTGGGCATTCCGTGACATCTACGAAAGCCTTAATCGTCCCATGAACCTGATGTGCATTGACGAACTGGTAGACTCAGGCATGGACACACTGGGCGTAGAAAGTGCACTGGGTGTTCTCAAACGTATGCAACGGGATCAGGGCAAAAACATCATGTTGATCAGCCACAAAGAAGAACTCATGGGCAGGGTAAACAATGTGCTCTATGTGATCAAAAGCGGTGGCTTTACAGAATACAGCACAGACACAGAATATGTTGAGTGATTTTGGGAATTACCAGATAAACACAAACACAACGCAGGTTTCCGTAAATAGCCTGCATGGAGTGGACTTACAAAGGCGAGATTGTCACAGAGCTACCTGAGGGTTGTGAGGCGTTTGTGTATTTGATCACAAACACCACCAACAACATGAAGTATGTGGGCAAAAAGCTGGCACGGTTCAAAGTAACCAAGCCACCACTCAAAGGCAAAAAGAACAAACGACGTTCAACTGTGGAAAGCGATTGGCGCGAATACTGGGGCAGTTCAGACAGACTGCTGGCAGATGTGCAACAGCTGGGTGAATCCCAGTTTACCAGAGAAATATTGCACTACTGTCCAACTCGCGGCGTGGCTAGCTATCTAGAAGCCAGGGAACAGTTCGAACGCAAGGTACTGGAAACAGACGAATACTACAATGGTATCATCAACGTGAGAGTTGGTGGTTCCCAGATACTTAAAGAAGCACTCAAAAAATACTAACTCTACATCCTGGCACACATGGCACACATGGCATTCACACACAGTACACAAGGTTGACGGGCCGGTTGTAATTCCGTTGCTGAATCCGCTCTGATGTGAGGCGGTAGGCCAAGGCTTATACTGTGAGCTGATTCTGTGCACTACCCGAGAGGATGCTCTAAACGTCTGCTCACCAGCAGAAACGTTTGCACAGTCTTAACAGTTGAAATCAAGTTGCACAAAACTCCCATTGACACACTGAAGCGAGGTGTCATTAAAAATCGACGCAGGTTGGGTAAGGTCAGAGCCCAGAGGAGTGTGCCGCAAATACCTGCCTTCCGTTGTGGCCGAGCTACTCACATGAAGTATCCGGAGTCATACGTTGCCTGAATCGGGCTTCGTATGACCTCGCTATCTACATGAAGACTCTTAAAACGTATGATTCACTCGATTCGAGTAGCTCAAAAGATTTCAAACAAGTGAATGAACGTAGCGCAAGCGGAGTGAATGAACGCAGTTTGAAAAGGCCCTTCAGGGCCTAGTTATAATTCTTCAGTTGGTGGCTTACCT